TTTTCTGAAGTTTCGACAAGTTGCAAATACCCTAAAGCATTTTCATTTTCTGGAATAACGTCATCTTGCAGAGTTGTTAGTCCAGTTTGAATTGAACGATTAGCAATAGGCCAAGCCACTTCTGGTTTGCTTAAGATCGTGTTGATTCGTGTTGAAGATAATTCGACATTATTACCAAATACATTCAATTCAGCAGCAGCCAAAAGCATAAAACCATCTAGCGCAGAAACGCTTGCATAAGACTTACCTGAAAGATCGTAGCTGAAATCCCAATCATCAATGTATCCGGTAAAGATTCGATTGCCATTGGTTTCAATTACTATTTGTTTTCTTGGCACAATGTTGCCGTAGTAGATACTGGCGGTGTTGAATGGATCAAAGATTCTAGAATCGTTATGTAGAACTACGTTCAAACTTCCAGCGGTGTAGCGATCTAACTCGCGCGACTTTCCACGATTGATAGAAACGGATGCAACGTAATTAGTAACATCGGTGAGAATGTTACCGCCTAAGACATAACTGGAATCAAGAAGTCCTTTAGTAGTGTCATTAAGCGTAAAGAAATTACCGCCTTGTGCAGACAAGTCAAAGGCAATGTAAACCTTAGTTTGTGGTACTGCCATTACGCACTCAAAAAGACAGGGCCGCTAACGCGCTCATACTTCTTGATTGCATCAACAATGTCGCGCCCGATAGTTGTCCCGTTCGCGCCCATGCCGGCATTGACGGTTACGTTAATTGTCGTGCCAGTTCCAGACTTGCTTGCAGGTGCGGTTACGGCTTGAGAATTACCGATGATTCCCATTAGCTCTGAAGCCTGACCAGAAGTTAGTGAGCCTTTATTCAACGCAGTCTGCAATGGCTTAGGTAATGCAGCCATACCGCCAGACATAATGAATCCTGCCTTCTTGATGCTTGCAATAATTCCATCAACCATTGCTTGACCCTGCGTAATGCCTGCTTGATAAAACTGATCTGCGCCAGCCTTTGCCAAAGTTTGTGCAGCTGAAGTAACGCTTTGAATCAGTGCGTTCGTTTCGCTTATCGCACCTGCGCCACCTGCAATAAGTTCATCCGCGATCTTTGTTCCAGCAACTGCGCCAGCGGCTAAGACTTGTTGAATACCAGTTTCAGATAAGCCCATTGCAATAAGTTGCTTTACCTTGTCAGCAAAGCCAACTGCGCCTGAAACTTGCTTGCGTAAGTTTTGTAAAAATGTTCCTGTTGTCTGACTTGCAGCATCGCCAAAGTTTAGAAGCCCGGTGATTGATTCTTGAACACCATTTCTAAAGTCTTTGTAGGCATCTTTGGCTAATTTCAATTTGTCACGCGCAATAGTTAATTTGTCATTCATCTTGGTCAAAGCAGCAGTTGCAAGTTTAGAAGCGGCAGCAACTTGTTTGGCCATTTCTGCGGTGGCTTTCTTAGCAGCATCGGCGGCAGCCTTAGCAATAGCAGCGGCTTTCTTTTGAGCAGCACTTTCGCGTTTAGCTTGAGCAACGGCAGGATCTTCAACAGTTGTGTTACCAGTCGGCCCAAAGTAACCAGTTCGCTTGCGCTTCACATCCATGATGCCAGCATTTTCTAAATCATCGGTAAGTCTTTGCGCAGCCAGACTTGCAGCGTTTAACTTTGCAGTAACTCTAGTTTCAATGTTGTTACCGAAGCGCTGGAAACTTGTCGCGCCATTACTTTCTAGAACTGTTATTTCTTTATCTAAATCTTGTGCAGCAACTTTTGATTCAATTAACTTTCCTACAACCAAACCAAGACCAACGATTAACAAACCAATACCCGTACTGGCTAACGCGCTTTGTATTGAAACTGCTAAAACCTTGAAAGCACCTGCACCATATAACGCAGCAATTCTCATAGTCGTTAAAGCTGATGAAATTGCAGCAATTATGGGTGGCCCAATTCTGAAAGCAATGATTGCAATCTTTATACCGACCAAACCAAAAATAACATCTTTAATAGTTTTTGCTAGTCCAGTCAAACTATTAATAAAGTTTCCAGTTTCTTGTCCAGCAACTTTGATTGCACCCGACAGGCCTTGATCTTGAAAGCCTTTAACTACCCGGTCAATAACTGGCATGACATTGTTTAGAAACGCATCTACTAATTTTGTAAGTATTGGGATCAGTAGTGAACCAATTGTTTCTTGTGCTTCAGTTAAGCGTTCACGCATGATTGCCAGCTTGCCTGCAAACGTATCCGCAGCAACGGCAGCCTGACCACCAAACAAACTATTTAAGTATTCCTGAACCTTTGCAAAGTCTTTTGACTTCTTTATGTTCTGTGGAATGACAATGCCTAAACGCTGCAATGCTGTGAACTGTCCACCCTGTGCTTTGGCTAATGCAAGTGAAATACTTTCTAAATCTTTACCGCTTCCCGCAGAAACGTCTAGACCAAGTTTCAATAATCCTTGAGCCTTAGTAACATCACCTGTTGCACGAACTAAAGTTTCCAATGCCGGGCGAAGTTGTGTATCAGATACGCCAGTCGCAAATTGCAATGTGGTAATAAATTTTTCACTTGCGGCTATCTGTGCATCTGTTGCACCTGTGACATTCTGTAAAGTCTTAGCAAGTTTAAGTTGCGCCTTTTGATCTTCAGCAGCAGCTTTAACGGCATCGTATCCAAATTTAGTTACTGCAATTCCCAATGCACCAAATGCAACTGCGCCAACTTTTGCAGTACCACTTAAACCTTTGAATGCCCGTTGTGCCTTATTTACTCCAGCAGCATCAAACGTTGAAAGAATAGGAACGATAATAGCCATGAAGCAACCTATCCTTTAAGTTTTCGATTGTAGTCATTTTGCAGTTTTCTAATTGTACCGCGCACCACATCTTCAACGAAAGGTATTTCACGCAATGCGGCAGGATAAACGTAACGCGAAGCTCGGCCAGATAAATTAAGTTTGCGAATCATTGCCTGTCCAGCGCGTGTATTTCCTCTACGCTTGCGACCTGCTATATCTGCGATCTGAAAAGCAGCAGCACCTTGAGAGTTCTTACCTTGTGCGCCAGCAACAATAGAAACTAATGAAGTGCCTTTGCGTTCTGCCTTCTTAGTGAAGTTTGTTTTAACTGTGACCTTTACGCCGGCAGGTTGCCACGCAGTTCTGCCATTGTGAACCATGCCACGCAACGGTGATTCTGTCGGGATGTTGTTCTTAACTGCCGTTGCAACTGGCTTTGCGCCTGTTCTCAAATCTTTACGCGCCTGTTTAACAAGATCGTTATCAATGCCTTTTAAGGTCTTAGCAACTTCAGCTATTCCCACGACTCGCATAGATAGCATTATGTCCCCTGACTATTTCGCCAGCGCAGATACATTCCTAACGTATAAAGCATACGTTCAGATTCCTGCATCAAAACTGAAGGAGCAATTCCAGTTTCAACTGCAAGGTAAGCCAAATACCAATGTTGGGATGAGTCACCCAACCCGATTATTTTGGGTCTTGTTCACTCGCTTCGATTGTTTCAACGTCATCGCACCATTCTTCAAAACTTTTCTTAGTCTTGCCGAATCGATGCAGCCAATGCCATGCCAACCAAAGTAGATCAGTTATACGAAAGTCTGATTCAAGCGATGCCACAGACTTGGTGAACTTGTCCTCGAAAGCAACAAGATCACGAGCAGTTGCCGATACTTCTTCAACGCTTTCGTCATTAAAAGTTACGCGCAGGTTTACTTTCATTTGTTAGACCGTACCGCGTGAAACAGTTCCGCTTGTTGGCCATGTGACCGAGAAAGTCGCAAGGTCACCAACAGATGAAGCGTGCGGACTGTATGAGTTCACTAAGCATACTGCGGTGTAACTTGGGTTTGTTGCAGATACTGTTGCAGAAGTTGGCACGATAACAACTGTTGCAAGTGTGTTGAACAACGGAAAGATCGTTGCATCTACGGCTGAAGCTGCAAAATCCTGCATGAACTGAAGTGTCAATGAACCAGTCTTAAGCCCACCTATCCGCTCCCTAAAAGTTCCGCCAAAAGCG